AAATACTTAACGAGGTGATCCATGGGCGCACTTAGACCAAAGAAACCAGAACCACAGGCGCGAGAGGCAGCACTGGCTGCACGACAAGAGAAGGCGTTAGATGACGAAATCGAGGAAACCGAGGGACGCTTGCGAGCACAACGACGTGGGCAGCTAGGCACCCGCTCACTGCTGGCAGGGGCACCGGCAAGCCGTAAGGCTGCGGCTTCTGGCATGGGCAGAGGCAAGGCGAGCAAGGCATCTATGCCGTCAGCAGCGCAACGCGCTAGCATCTTGAGCGGCATCAATGTACGAGGCATCGCATGAAGTCGCCCAAATACCTTGGCTCAGTCAAGGACATGAAGCGCAGAGAGAAGCGGGCGTTTGACACCGAGGGCATGTGGCACGACCAGATGTCGGATGTGTACGAATACTTCTTGCCTCAGCGCAACCTGTTCGAGACGCAGAACACGGGTCAGAAGAAGATGGATCGGATATTCGATTCAACCTCTCTCACCGCCATTCAACAGGCTGCCAGCAAGTTGCAGGAGAACATCGCACCTATCCAAGCTAGATGGGCCGCATTCCAACCCAGCAACGAGGTGTTGGAGCTACTCGAACAGGGTGATGTGGGTGTCACCGAGCAACAGGTACGCGAGAACCTCGACAAGCAGGGCAGCATTGTCTTCGACTACATCAACCGTAGTAACTTCGGCACGCAGTTTTACGAGGCTGCACTTGATCTGCTGATCGGTACGGCTACGCTCCGCATCGACGAGACCGACGATGACATGAACCCCATTGTCTTTCACTGTATACCCCAGAAAGGTATCGCGTTTGAGGAAGGGCCATTCGGAAACATCGAGACGCACTGGCGTAGGTTCAGCGTAAAGGCTCGTTTGCTGGAGCGTATGTGGCGTGGTGTCGAAGTATCCGAGACTGTACGCGCAATCATCGAGAACTCACCCGATGCTGACCTCAAAGTGTGTGAGGGTGTGGTATTCGAGCCAAAGGCAAAGCGGTATTACGGTTGTCTGTGGGTCAATGACGAAGATCGCTTCTCGTGGATCGAGGACTTCGGTGAAACATCGCCTTGGGTCACTGGTCGATACACCAAGGTGGCCGGTGAAGTGCGTGGTCGTGGGCCTGCAATGCAATGTCTGCCTGACGTGCGGAGTCTGAACAAGGCCAAAGAGTTCGTCTTGCAGAAGGCAGCTATCGACTTGGCTGGTATGTACACAGCCACCGATGATGGTGTGACCAACCCGTACAACCTGACCATCGCACCGGGCGTTGTCATCCCTGTTGGGTCGAACAACACCAGCAACCCGTCGATCATGCGTCTGGACACAGGGACGAATCTCGGGCTTGCACAGTTTGAGATCACTGAACTACAGAACGCTATCAAGCTGGCGCTGTTCAACGACCTGAGAGACCCTGCTGGGCCTGTCCGTACAGCTACCGAGATCGCTATCGAGAGTCGAGAACTAGCGAAGCGCATCGGTTCCGCATTCGGACGGCTACAGACTGAGGTGCTGATACCTATCCTCAAGAGGGTGGTGTCGATCCTGACACGTCGCGGTCTGATTATGCCGATTGAGTTGGATGGTAGGGATGTTGAAGTGAAGTTCACATCCCCCCTCGCCCGTGCTCAGGATGGTGAAGACCTGTTGTCGCTACAACAAGCGGTGCAGTTCGTCGCAGCTAACGCTGGGCCTGACCTGATTGCTACGTCATTCAAGATCGAGGACTTCGGCAGCTACGTTGCTGAGAAGACCGGCATGTCATCCGAGCTAGTTCGTAGCGATACGGAGAAGCAACAGGCTATCCAAGCCGGAGCACAGCAGGAGATGGCTCAACAACAGCCCCAGATGCCCCCACAACAGCCCCAGTTGCAGGCGGTTGAATGACTTGGCAAAGCATAGAGGGTAGCAATGAGGGCGCTCACAAGGCCGCTGCGGAGGCCAGAGAGCGTTTCTCTGAATTAACGAAGGCGTATAGCCGGTGCTTTGCGACTGAAGACGGGCAAAAGGTGGTGGAGGATCTGACACGGAAGTTCCTGTTAGACAACTCCACCGACTTGGGCGCACGAAACGTGGAGTATGAGGCTGCGTATCACAACGGTGAGGCGGGGGTCATTCGTATGATCGTCCACTACATCCAGCAAGCGGAGAAAGTATGAGCGAAGTCGAAGAAGTCGAAGAAATGGAAGAAGTGAAGCCCAAGAAGCGGGCAACCAAGAGCAAGATCGAGGTGGTCTGCACTGAATCCGACTACCTGAAAAAGATTAAGTTCGATATGGGCTGGCTACAGAAGGTCGGCACCCAGTACGGGATTGATAAGTTCGAGTACATACACAAATTCAGGGCGTTTCGTTGCTACAAGTCTGGTCAGCACGTTGATTGGATAGACGTTAACGATCTCGCACTGTTGAACGGTGAGCGGAGATTGGTACAGATCCTTCTCAAGCACCAACCTGTAAGCCCCAAGCGGGCTGTTATTAACTATCCTTGGAGATAAGAATGTCAGAGGCCGTTGAAAACGACACCCTTGAAAGCAATGAACCCACATCACTCGTTGATGCAGCAGAACCCACCCTCTCGGAAGGTGAATACTTCTTAACGGAAGGAATCAAGGGCACTGGTGACACGCCTGAGTGGTACAAGGCTGAGAAGTACAAGTCCGTGGCTGACCAAGCCAAGGCATACACAGAATTAGAGAAGAAGTTTGGCGGCTTTACTGGCGCACCCAAAGATGGCTACTCAATGCCGGAGGGGGTGGAGCAAGGCGACGAACTAATGGACGCGCTCAAAGGCTTTGCCGAGAAGACCAACATGAATCAGTCCTCATTCAATGAGGCATGGGAACTGTTGATCGCTCAGGGTGAGGCGGTTGAGGAAGTATCTGCCGAAATGGAGATGCAACGCCTAGGTGACAACGCTACCGACCGCGTGAAGACTGTTGAACAGTTCATGAAGAACAACCTTGATAACGAAACCTACGAAAAGGTGCGTTATGCGGTCAACAGCGCGGAGTCTATCGAACTGGTAGAGGCACTGATCGGCGCTACTGCACCGGCCAAGCTACCTATCGACGGAAACATCGAACCCGGTGGTATGACATGGGAAGACATCGAGGCTGAGATGTTCAAGAAACACGAGAACGGACAGCTACTTCGGTCGATTGACAGCAGCCATGAGGCCAAAATACAGCGAATGATGAAAGAATTTGGTGGTGATAAGCCATATTCGCAGACATTTGGCTAAATTTATTATTGACAAACCGAAAAATGTGGTATCTTACACCCGTCGGATACCCCTTTTGGGCCTGACAGATTTAGGTTAAGGACTGACCGATCTGTCGGGTACTCAGTTTAAGACCTTAGAGTGAGAGGCAATCACGCCTCGTTAAATTAATTTTGACAACTTTGAGGACTTAGTAATGTCAAAGAATCTATCCGCTGTTGCGGTAACCGAGTTTGACAGTATGGTCAAGCATGCCTACCAAGGCATGGGCCTGCTGAAAGGCGGTGTTACTGTTCGCAATAATGTAGTAGGTGATACCTACAAATTCCGTCGCATGGGCAAAGGACTTGCCAACCAGAAGTCTACTTCTGATCTGGTAACGCCTATGGACGTATCCCATGAGTTCAAGACTGCCACGCTGGCTAACTGGAACGCTCCCGAGTACACGGACATCTTCGATGCCGCTGAAGTTAACTTCGATGAGAAGCAAGAACTTGCAAACACTATTGCAGGTGCCTTGGGCCGTCGTTGTGACCAGTTGGTTATCGACGCTATGGACGCATCTACCCCTCTCACCACGGCTGTTGCTGCTGGCGGTACTAACCTGACGATGGCTAAGGTCATTGATGCACAGGTAGAACTGCGCGATCAGGGCGTACCGAACACTGAGTTGTTCGCAGCTATCGAAGCTGGCGGTCTGGGTGGCTTGTTGAACGACGAGAAAGCTACAAACGCTGACTACCAGAACATCAAGGCTTTGGTGTCTGGTGAGATCAACACGCTTGTAGGCTTCCAGTTCATCATCCTAGAGACTCGCACCGAGGGTGGTTTGACTGAAGCGGGTAACGTCGTGGATTCATGGTTCTTCCAACGTCCTGCTATTGGCCTCGCCATTGGTATCGACATGAAGACCGAAGTGAACTGGATTGCTGAACGTACTGCTTGGTTGACAAACGGTATGCTGAAAGCTGGCTCTGTCGTGCGCGACGAGGGTGGTCTGGTTAAAGTTCAATACGACAAGACTGCTTAAAGGAGGGTCTCTCATGGCTTTTGATTACGACAAACTTTCCCGCATTGGTGGGATGGGCGATGCACAGAAGGTATACGCATATGCGTCTGCTGACTCTATCGCCACGGTTACTGGCGCGAATTACTTCTTGCCAGCAATCAACGAGTTGCAGGTCAACGACGTTATCTTCGTAAGTGATAGCGATGCTGCTGCGGTTACTGTCACGTTTGTGAAGAGTAACACCGGAACAGCGATTGACTGTGCATCTGGTACGGCGCTAGGCGACTCCTAGTTTGGGTGGGGGGTTTCGGCCCCCCGCTCTTTTTTTGAGGGAAAGATATGGCGAGTAAGATCGACCTAGTAAGTAACGCGCTGATCCTTATTGGTGATTCGCCTATCAACACGCTAGACGGGAACACTCGTGCCCAGCAGGTTGGGTCTAACCTGTACGACAACATTGTAAAGTTTGAACTAACCAAACATCGGTGGGGTTTTGCTCGCAAGAAAGCGCAGATCTCACTAACAACCGATGTCCCTGCGGATCCCGAATGGCAGTCTATCTATCAGTTGCCAACCGACCTTCTGGTACTTATCAAGCTATACCCCAGCACCGGCTATCAAGTGTATGGCGACAAGGTGTATACGAATGGTAAGTCCGCTCTGTACTGCGACTACATCTATGACGTACCTGAGAGTGAGTGGCCTATCTACTTCTCCAAGATGATTGAGTACGCATTAGCCAAGGACTTCGCTACGAGCGTCAGGGACAGTGCTACGGCGAGGGGAGAGATGGCTGCGGAGTACCTGAATGCGTCCCGTATGGCGCGTTTTACGGACTCTCAGCAGCATCCACAGACGAGGATACAAAGTAATCCATTTACGAATGTTAGGTACTAATCGTGGCTAAGACGCGATTCATCCAATCTAGCTTTGTGAGTGGCGAGCTTAGTCCTTTATTGAAGGGTCGTATTGACCTTGCTCAGTATTATCAGGGTGTGCAGACCGCTAAGAACGTGGTCATTGTCCCTCAAGGTGGGATGAAGCGTCGGCCCGGTGCCGAGTATGTACAGACTGTCATCAACACCCTCTCTCGCAATACTACGGTGCCTACGGTTCCCAATGGCGGGACGGCTGGCAATGTCAATGATGACAACGACACCACGACATCTGTTACGACCAACGGTATATCCACGACAAACCCGTATGTGGTTTGCAAGTTCGACCTAGGATCTGCCAAGGCCATAGAGTTTTTCGACGTTAGGAACGTGTTTCTGTCTGCCGGCACGTCTGACCAGTTCAAGATTCAGTATTCAACCGATGATGTGACCTATGTTGACGCGGCTAGTGTCCCGTTACTGGGCGTATCGTCGCAGGACTTCCGATTGTTTGTAGGCAAGACGGCTAGATACTGGCGCTTGGCTAGGATTGGAGCCACGGATCTCAGCAGCGCCGTGATTACGGTGGGTACGGTTGCGCCGATTGAGCAGGCTGCCACGGCATCTAACTTCAAGATGCTGGATTTCAGCGTAGAGGATGCTCGGCACTACTTGTTAGTCGTGACTGAGAACAACATTCGCGTATTCCGCGCACCAAACACCCATGTGGCGGACATCAAGACCACTATCGCGTCCGCTGATGTGCCTGAAGTACGGGCTACACAAGTCGAGAACGTGATGCTGTTGTTCCAAGAGAACACGATCCCGAAGCGACTGATTAACTTGGGTACGGACATTGATTGGTTTATCGACAATGTACCGTTTAGTAACGTGCCTCAGTTCGATTACAACGATGCTTCTAGCCCCACACCCGTTAGTGATGTGCAGGTTATGACGTTGAACCACGCGCATTTTGTCCCCGGTGATAAGTTCCAGATAGACATAGAGGGCGTAACGTCTAAGAACATCACGTTTGCCGGTGATGCTACTGCGGACGAGCGATCCTCTACGGTGTTCAACATCCAGCGCAATATTCAAGAAATGCCGGTAATGGGTGAGACGGGTGTGACTGTCACTCGCACTGGGGCGTTTCAATACACCATTACGGTGGGTGGGGAGTCGGCAAAAGACTTTGAGTTGTACTCGGCCTTTGCATCTACCGGCACTGCAAACAAGACGATCACGTTTACCAAGACAACAAACGGTTCTCCGCGCAAGGAAGACATTTGGTCGGCTACCCGAGGTTACCCCAAGACAGCATGTTTCTATGAAGGACGGTTGGTTCTTGGCGGTACTCGGTCTAAGCCACAGTCTTTGTTCTTCTCCAAGTCTGGGTCGTTCTTCGACTTCGATATTGATGACGGTGATGACGATGAGGCCATCTTTGTAACCATATCGTCTCGTAAACTGAACGACATTGTGGACGTGTTCCCCGGTCGTAACTTGCAGATATTCACATCTGGCGCGGAGTTTGCGGTTACTAGCAGTCCTGTTACGCCATCAAACGCGCAGGTCAAACCACAAACGTCCCACGGTGCGCTGAACGTAGAGACGCAGGACGTAGACGGCTCCACCATCTTTGTGGATCGTAACGGTAAGTCCATTAGGGACTTCGTGTTCTCGTTCAATGAGGACGCATACGTTACACAGGATCTATCTGTACTCGCCTCTCACCTAATTACACAGCCTGTAGACATGGCTCTGTTGAGTGGTACGCAGAGCGACGATGCTAACTGGGTGTTCTTTGTAAACAATGACGGCAAGGGCGTGATCCTTAACACCCTCCGCGCTCAGGACATTACTGGGTTTACCCGATGGGAGAACACCGGCAGCATCAAGGGCGTGTGTGTTGTAGACGAAGACCTGTATCTCATCACTGAGCGAACCGTTAACAGCGCGACCGTTAAGTTCTTGGAGCGTTGGAACTTCGATTACAAGATGGACGCATCAACCAAGATAGCCCCTACAAGCTCTCAGACTGTCCTTACAGGGCTGGATTATTTAGAGGGGCAGACGGTACAGATCGTTGCTGACGGCGTTGTACTGCAACCTAGGGCGGTCTCAAGCGGGTCTATAACCCTAGAGTCTAGCGAGACAGGCTATACCAGCGTTGAAGTGGGGCTAAACTTCCCGATTGAACTGAAGCCGATGCCGTTGAACACGAATGTCGGTAGCGGTCAGAACCAGATGCGTTTGAAGCGTGTGGTAAGAATTAACAGCCGTGTATTTGAGTCTTCTGGTGTGTACGTTAACGGTAATGCGGTGCCGATCAGGGCATTCGGGCCTGCACCAGACACCCCATTGGATAACCCGCCAGACGTGTTAACGGGTATCATTGACGATATATACGGTACAGACGGATGGACGAGAGAGGAGGTGCCGGTGTTTACGGTTCCTGACCCCACCCCGTTCCATATACAGATGATTGA